CCTGATAATCCTCATCTCTAGCGGTTTGAATCAAAGATGTTTTAAGCCCAGTCAAAGTGACGCTTGCACCGTTAGCTGTTAGGTCAGCAGACTCTGCAATTTCACTAATTGAAAGCAAGTCGCCAGCCCCTACATAATCTTCGGCAACGTAAACCTCTGAGCTGTCTATAGTTGCAACTGCACCGCTTTGGTTTCTGAGGTGCAAGTTAGTGCTATTGGAAGCAGCAGTAAAATATATTGTATTGCTGCCAGCATCATAAAAAGTCAGCGGAAGTATGTCCGCATTGTTCAGCGCATTTCGCACCCGCACTCTAAGTTGAACGCCAGTATGGTTAAGCTTGATTGCGTACTTTTTGCCGGTTACCGTGCTAAATGTTTGATTAATAAATACGCGATTAGAGAACCCAGTGGCAGCCGTTAATACAGCGGTGTTATCGTTGTAAGCAACTGTGCCAGTTCCAAAGGTAACAGCAGTCCACCCAGTAAGGCTACCAGTGAACCCGCCGTTAGTAATAACGCTGCTGCCTGTCGGAGAAGTCAGTAAGCCACTGCCACTCCAAAGCCTTACATCACCGCTGGGAAAGTCCATATCTATAAGGTAAATCGGCCTAACAACTTCTGCGTCTGCAACCGCCTGCATTTCTGCGCTTAATGTGCGAGACATTAAAGAGCCTCCACGAAAGCAAAGGTAAAGCCATACATAGCAGCTGTATCTGTTGACCAGCTAATATCGTTGGATGCCATACGCCAAAGGCTTTTTGGCAAGGTAAAGTCTACAACAGTTCCACCACTGACAGCAGTTCTCAATGGCGGCTGAATGCCTATCAAGCCTATCCCTGATGTCTTACTGGTTGTAGTGATGTAAAGATAGTCGCCAAGCTGCAAATATGTTCCTGCATCAATAGCGGTGCTACTGCCGCCCAAGCTGATTTCTTCTGCGCGTATCAATGCATCTGCGTTAGTGTTACCAGTAGCCGTTGAAGTGTGCAGCGGGTGTCCGAACGTAAACGTGCCAGATTGCCCTTTAAGGCCGATTATGAAAGCCTCTACCGAACGTGCCTCTGCGTAGGTTAAAGGCGGCAGAGTAACCTCACATTCCCATCTGGCACCTTGGTGAACATAAGTCTGCGTGTTATAAGAAAAAGGCGATTCACTAACTGCAACCGCCCTTTTCAATCTCATCTGGATGTTCTGTATCCCTACGCTTGGGAATGCTAATGGCATTTTTTATGCTCCAATTAATGCTTGGCTATATCCACCACCGCGCTGTCTTGCGTCTGCTACTGCGCCTTTCGCTGCTGCTGCTATCTGCGGCATCATGCCAGCAACCTCGGCTCTTACAGTCTGTGCTACGCCAGTAGATATATTGATAGTTTGGTTTATTGTAACACCGCTGCCGCCCATCTTGTTGTTCGGTATGATAGCGCCTGACTGGTTAGGCACAAACATTTCTTGTCCACGTTCACCAACCATATAAGGTTGACCAGCTTGAACAGAACCCCCGATAGCCCTGTGTCCGAAGCTGCTCCCACCACCCCTATACATTCCCGCTTGTGAAGCCCCGCGAACGCTATTAGATGTGCTGCCTGTAGTGTTGCTAAATGTGCCAGTGATTGCATTAAAAGCAGCATCAACAATATATTTCTGGATAAGCATTTTAATCAGGCTATCAACAACACTCTTGCTCATTGCCTTCATAGATTCCTTAAAGTTAGCAGCACCAGTTACAGCGGCTGTAAGAGAATCAGTCAAACCATCTAAGCCTTGGGCTGTCAGAGACTTAATATTATCTTCCATGGTTGGTAACTTTCCAGACCAATCATCAAACGCTTTCTCCATATCGCCAACAGTTTGAATCATAGCTGGGGCAACTTTGGTTACAGCATCAGGAATGGAATCTAGCGAAAGCTTCAGGCTGTCAATCTGTGCATTTAAACCGCCAGCAAAATCGAGTTCATTTAATAAGGTTAGTGAATCGCCCGCTTCATCAGCTCCAATCAATAATGCTTGTAGGCTCTCTAATCTTTTTCTGTCACTTGCTTGAGCTAGTTCGCTAGAAAGCTTCTGCCTTGCATTGTAGCCTGCAATCTTATCAGCCCTTGCAGCCATGTCTTCCTCAAGCTTGCCAATCTCAACTCTTAGTTGGCGGGCATTCATTTCTGCATCGCTAGTGAATGCTCTAGTGAGGCCATCCTTCATCTGCAACGCTGAGTTGTAGACCATGATGAACCCATTAGCAAGGCTCTGGAAGCCTGTGACAGCTCCTTGAATTGCAGTTAATACCTTAACAGCTAAAGTGCGCGCAAATTGTTCTACAGAGCCGCTGGTCTTTTCTATGCCAGTGACAACCTTGTTTCTTAGCGTATCAGCTAAAAGTTCAAACGCTGGAGCCATAGCCGCAAACATCTGATTCTTAATGCCGCCCATCAAGGTTCCGAGTTTATTTAAAGCATCATTCGCTTTTTCAACTCCCTCTGCGGCAGACTGTGACATTACAGCGCCTAACGTTCGAGCCTCACGGAACATAGCCCTCAGCCCATCTTCACCGGCTGACAAGGTGTTTACAAGTGCGGCACCTTCACTATCGAATAGTTTAAAGGCCAATCTTAGCTTGTCGCTATCACCCTTAACATTGCCAAACGCTTTAGACAATTCAATCATTCTTTCATCTAAAGGCATATTAACTAGCTTGCCAGCGTCCAGACCTAACTCTCTAATTGCCCCTTTAGCTTCGCCAGTACCTTTAGCCGCTTCAGCAGTTCTACGCGCGAAACGCTGCATAGCCATATTCAGAGTGGTTGTTTCCACACCAGTTAGGCCAGCAGCATATTGCAGTTTAGTTAGGGCATCAGTAGTTGTGCCAATTTTGGAAGCGGTTTTAGCAAGTTGGTCAGTAGCGTTTAGAGATTGCTTTGCAAGAAAGCCAAACCCAGCAACACCAGCCACTCCAACCAGAGCAGTTTTCAAACTAAATAAGCTTTTGGTCAAGCCCATTAAGCTCTTGCCTATAGATGCAAAACCTTTCTTAGTTTTATCAACTGCAAATATTGCAATCTTAGCTACTTGTGCTGCCATCTTGCTCACTCATTATATGAAAGTAGGCGAGCCATTCGTTCATTTCCGAAAGGCTCATCTGCTCCGCTTGCGCTATTGGAATTTGAAGCCTCTCAGCCAAGGCTATGGTATTCATCCTTAACTGAGAGGTTCTTAGTTTTTTTCGGCTGTTTCAACCGAGTCGATAGTTGCAAACATCTGGTTGGCGATTTCACTGATAATTGCAGTTTCTTCGCCCATCAAATCTATTCTATCTTCTGCGCTTGTAAACAATTTATCGCCACCAGCATCTTCAGCTTTCATCACGATAATATCCACCATTGCAGCAATGGTCGGAGCTTCTAGAATTGTAGGGTGTTTCTTTTGCAGTTCGTTCATGTCATAACAAGTTATTGGGCGGGTGTATAAAATGAAAGGCTTGCCTTTTTCATCTGCCCACCCAGTAACTTGAACTTCACGCGGCTTAACTGCTCTTCTGTTTCTTAGTTCTTTTGCTAATCCCATTGCAATTTCTCCTGTTGTAGTGGGGTTATGCTGTTGCTTCTGTTACTGCGCCATTGACCTGAATAGCAAAAGTACCTTCAACCATGCCATCAAAAGCAGCGGTAATTGACTTGCTAGTAACAATGCCGTTGCCAGTGTAATACTTTTCACCAGTGCCTGTGCCAGTAGGATAGATTTCAAAGTCAATTGAAGCACGGCTGTCAAGAACCAACTGCTGTGCATCGGTATCATCCCAGTAGCATTCTAGGCTTACTGTGCTTGCTTCTAAGCCAGCTTTGTAAGTGCGGGCAGTATCACCCATGATGCTATCTTCGATAGTGTCAGCACTGGTTTCAATAGTGTAAGAGCGTACTTCGCCAACAACTGCAACAGTACCTTGTGCAACTGCTAATTTAACAATACCGCTTGAGCCTGTAGTTGTAGCCATTTTAAATCACCTTTCGTTAAGTTGTGCCGCGAGTGTATTCATATACAACGCGAACGGTTAAAATCACACCGCCAACAGGGTCAATAGAACCCTCATCGACTTCAATGTTAGTTAGCTGGGTATCCAGCGCAAAACCGCCTCTAGTGCGGTCAAGTTCCAAGCCTTCTTCAACGGCTTCGATTATGTTGTTTCTTGCTTGGTCAATTATACCCGACTTCACAAAGCAAACTAGCTCATAGTTAATGGAAGCCATTCGCTTCCCCATAGTGCCAGCAATAGAGCTATCTTCCCTAGATTCGTCAGCAGTCCTAACTAGCACCGCTGGGAACTGGGCATTGGATAGCTTATCAAAATCAAACGGCTGCCGTGTTGCCATCTTAATGCTGACAGGTGAAGTAACACTGGTAGTAAGCGTAGTAACTATATTGTCTGCAATCTGCTCTCTAATGCTCATTATTCGACCACCAAAAATCTTTCAAATGCTTTAGCCAGCCTTTTGTTTTCCCTTCTGCTGAATCCAAAAAATGGCCGCTTCTTGTTATTACCAGAGGCTTTCCTTGCTTCTTCTCCCCTAAGAAAAATAAAGGCTTTGGTAGGGCTAGATACGGTAGTCATTGAGCCAAGCATCTTACCTGTAAAGTTTAGGTTAGGTGCCTTGCTTCTTCCTGCTTTTGCTCTTTCTTGAGCATATTTTGCAGTGTACTTTTCAAACCTGCCGCCCTTGTAGCCTTTGCCTTGGGCTGTTCTATCCAGAATAATATTAACGCCAACTTGGGCAACCTTGGATAGCACCTCTTTATATTGTGCTTGAATATCTTTGCGTTTCTTTCTACCAAGCTTCGCTAGGTCTCTAGGCTCAGACTTTACGTTTAACTTTAACTGCATCAGCGAACCAACCTGCCAGAGTTAATAGGCTCTTTCTCTTTATCGGTTACAGTGCCATCACCGTCAGCATCGTATTCAACGCCATCGCGGAACACTGCTTCTATCTCTTCGCCGTAGCGAGACTTGTAGAAATCAATCATGCCAAGAAAACGGTCATTGTCTACCCAGTTGGTTAGCTGCGGAAGGGCGTACTTCCAAAGAACAAGGTAAACACTGCATCGCGTCCACTGGCTGTCTGTTAGCTTGCTGGGTATCAGCTCACCGCTATAACCACGCTTTTCCCACCAGTCAGCGCGTATCTTGCGTTCAATGTCTGCTTGCGCTCTGGCATGTTGACCGGCGAATGATGTTATGCCAAAACCCAAAATATCTGGAACTATAGCTACCAAATCAGTATCGTTCGAAAATGCCATTACCACTTCACCTTATCTGCCCAGTATGCCGCCGATGCGGTTTTGTCTTTGCGACCTTTCTCAATGTCTTTAGCGAATCGCGCTTTGAATGACCTGCGCTTTGCCTTATCAGCTTCGCTTTCGTTCTTTCTTGGTGGCTTATTATCTGCGCCCTGCTGCCCGAACCTTATCAGCCTTACCTTGTCGCCTTCTTTAGCAAGTACGGCATGGCTCTTTTCAGGATGCTTACTGGTGCGCTTGGGTTTGTTGTACCCTTCAAAGCGTTCGCCTCGGTATGTAATAGCCATCACAACTCCTAAATAAAACCCCACCCCCAGTGAAGGGGGCAGGGAATCAGCACTAATTAAAGTGCAGCGTCACCAATCAACTTAACGCCAAAGCTATCATCAAGCTCTGCAACACCGTAAGCGGCAGTTGCGTTCAGCTCGAAGGCACGGAGAGAAGCGTCACGCTGTGACTCGATACCGAAGTCGCGCTTCATAGCGATAGCAAGAGCTTCTGGAGCGAATACAGCAGCAATAGCATCACTGCCAGTAACAGCAATATTAGCTGACTCGTAAACGTCGATGCCAGCAACAGTACCAACGTAACCAGTTCGCATGGCTTCGTTCTGAATATCACCGCCATTGGGGTCAGCAAAGGTGTTAGTCAAGCTAGATTTGATTGAGTAAGCCTGAAACGGGTGGATAACTGCAACAATGTTGCCAGTTACTTTAGCCGCTCGCAAAGTAGCCGCTGCCTTAAACAAATCAACAGCAGTCAATTCTTGACCAGCTGCGCCAACAGACGCGGTGAAACCAGTGAACAGACCTATAAGGTCAGTGTCCATCTTAGTAGCGATAGCGTTACCAAGAACAGTGCCAAGCTCGACAGCTGGGTTACCAGCGCCAAAAGCAGCCATGTCAGTTAGAACAACCTGCGCACCAACTTCGCCAACAGTAACAGTTACTGAGCTAGTTGAAACAGTGGTTGAACTCATGTCAGTGCCTTCGGTCAAGTCGGCAGCAGCAATTGCAGGGTACTTAGGAATCTGGACAGTCTTGCCAGCTTCGTTAGCAATGTTGTACTGAGTTACCAAGCCCATCATCA